TTACTGCGTTGATTCTTCCTTATCCTTTGTAGCTTGCGTTCCAAAGTAAAAGCTAATAACAACTGTAAAAATAGTTAGGAATTGCTCTGAAGCTACCTTTCCAGCAATAGAAAGATAGGCAAACACACCACATAGAATTAGAGTAATAATACTCTTTACATTTACCAGCTTTGCTAATTTCTCTTTCATATCCTTTTACCTCCTCAGATTATACAGCGCGCTACCACTAAAAACTATGGTAGCGCGCTGTCTGATTTACTTGTGTTCTAATAATTGGATTCTTGTTTCGTGGTTTTGAACTGTTTCATCCAAATCACTTATATCTTTCTTTTCTTCTGTTATGGTTCTATTCAGTTCTAAAATACTATCCTCCAACTGTGTAAGCGCTTTTGTATTCGCACTTACTATTTTACCAATCGTTATTACAAATCCAGTGAGGGCAACTATACCTAAAAAGATTTCCCAAGTCATAGCTACACCTCCTTACGCCGTTCTCTTCCACATAGCTACGGCCAAGTAAGGAGGCATATTCTTATCCGTCCCACTTACACCAGTAGAACCAGTTTGGGTATTACGAGAAACATCATAAGCAGAAGTAGAATAAGGGTAATATCTCCCACTACCACTCTGAGAACCCATATCACCAACTGTAAAGGCTTTTGAAGCATTTGTCGTAAATCCATAGTATCCACTTTGGTTTGCCGGATTGTGCGTGTGGGCTACAACTACTGCGTCCTTACTACCGCCAGTGCTTCCCACTGGATAACTGCTATTCATCCCCAGCAAAAACCTCCCCTGAATCTGCTCCCATGTGCCGCCAAATAAAACTTCAGGATTTGTAGAATTTACACTTATATAAATAGAGCCTATAGGATAAATCAAATCAAAAATATTCTTATTATTTACTTTTAGCGTTCCATTTATATTGAAGTCATCCTTGCTCCAATCAAAAACAGGCGTTGTTTTGCGCGTCTGTTCATTAGAATTCACAGTAGCAAGTTTATCTATTGCCCTTACTTGGAATACATAGGTATTCAGATAGTTTAGCCCACTGATAGACGCAGTAGCACTATATGTATTGCCACTCTTTGTAGCAGTTACCGTAGTCCAAGAGCCATAGTTTTCACCTTGGGTTTTATAGCGATATTGGACAGTTAAAGTATTTGCTACTTTTCCGAATGAACCATTGAAATAATTACCACTAATCTTTAGAGTAGCAACACCCGCAGTAGTAGGCGCGCCAGCCTCCATAGAACAGGTTAGCTTCACATACTCTATAAGCGTCTTATTGACGGTTTGGGTAGTTGTGTAGCCTCTACTGTCAGTAGCGCTAAAAGAAAAAGAACCGCTTTCTACTGCGCTAATTGTTCCGCTGGCCCCACTGATAGACTTAGCCCCACAAACTATCTTTTGGGATTTAAGGGTAGCGCTATTCCTTGCCTTAGCACCAGTAGTAACAGAAGCATTGGAATAGTATTTGATAAACTTGGAGCTATCACCAGTTAAGGCGGTAGTTGTAGTATTACTATCTACTACAGTTGGGCTTAGAGTTGGCTTTGAAGCACTCTCGCTTACTGTGGCAGTAAAGGAAGTAGATTTACTTCCAATTAGAGTTGAGCCATTATAAGTCTGACAAGTAATGGTTCCTGCTCCACTTTTAGCGTTTGGAATTTGAGCATAGAAAGTAGTTGGCAAAGTCCAGCTAATATTTGTACTGGAGGTTTTGGTTGCGATTGTTCCATTCAAACTACCAAAAACATAGGTAAGTGTATGAGCAAAAGAAGTCGAGGCCCTGTTGATTGTAATAGTAGCATTACTGCCGATATTGGCGGTGCTACAACTTACAGAGCTGGCTCTTGGTATAGTGGATAGTGTAAAGCTCTGCGCCGAAGCGTTAGTAGTTCCGCTATCATAAATCCATCCACTAAAACCAGATATAGTAAAGCTCTTACTGCCATCAGAATTATGGGCTATTTTCAGCGTTCCAGAAGCAAAAGTTCTTGCCTGATAGTCCGTAATATTGGAGTAAGTTCCGCCGCTATATACTTGGGTTCCGTTGATAGTAACGGCATACATCTTGATAGCGTTTGTGTAGTAGGCGTGTCCTGGAGTAAAGCCGCAGCTCCAGTTAATAGTGGTTGAATTGTTTTCTACGCTTTGGCTGCTTTGGCTCCACTTTACCCAAAAATAAGAATCATCTAAAACGCTTGTTTTTACTATTCCGCTTGTTGCCATTCTATCAGCCTCCTATCCAGAAGCACCCAGTTCTATCGCTTCCATAGTCCTCAAATCTACTATTATTTCCAATAATCAAATAAGTAGTTGCGTGTAGGTTGCGCGCCTTTACGCCTGTATTATCAGCCGTCAAAACCTCTTCTCCGCTCTTTGTTATTTTCATACCATTTTCGTTTATATTTGTTCCTATTTCACTATCGCTCTTGCTGATTGTTAGCCCCTTATCATCAAAGGTGAATCCAGTAGAGGTAGATACCCTATCTGTTCCTTTTGCCATCTCCGTTGAAATTGCTATTTTGACTTGTTCCGAAGTCATGGAGGCATCTACTTTCTTTGTAAGCGTTTCAAACTGTTGGGCGTTGCTCTTATTCTGTTCTGCTACGCCATTTTGAATATCAGCTACCGTAGAAGATAAGTCATTCTGTGTTTCAGCAATTTCAGAGACAGAGGCCACAATGCTATCCTTCTCTACCTTTATTTGAGCAATCTCTTCTTTTTGCGTTTTTACTTCAGAAGCTAAAAGCGTGATTTCTCTATTTTGCTTATCTACTCTGGCGTAGGTTTGTTTTAGTGCGTCTCCTATACTGGTAGGGTTAGTGGCCGTTTCACTTTCGTTGTCAGAATACTTCCAAATTGTCTTTTCACTCAAAGCCCCATCATAGGAAATTACATCATTCAGTAGATATGTATTTACGGCTTTATTATCCTTTGTAATAAGCTGGAGCTTATCGCCTACTTCTAAGGACACATTGCCACGCCATTTACATTCCAGCATTTCAATAGAGATATTTCCTATCGCTTCTACTGCGTTATGAACAAGCGTAGCAATATCTTCCCTTAGTTCCCAAAAGGCATTATCTCTAACATACTGTGTAGAGCCGATTAGGGTAGTTCCTTCACTAACGCTATCTCCTAATTCTGTAGTATTACAGATAGTTTGTAGTCGGCGCGCCCCACTGGTTTTTAGTTCTATATACTTTGCCTTGTCGATAGTAAAAACGGCTTCTCCATCTCTATCTAAGGCTTTGAAGCAAAGCACATTTTCAGAGTTCATATAGTAGATGGTTTGGATAGCTTCTGCTACCATATCAAGAGCCGTTCTTATTGTCTCTGTTCCCTCAAAGTTTGCGCCATTAGGATAGGATAGTAGGAAGTTGCCTACTCCGCTTACAGATACCCCTAAGAGGGCGCCGGAAGCCTCGCAGAAGTCTTCGATGGTATAGGGCGCTTCCATACCTAATTCTTCTACCGTGTGGCTACTGGCCCTATAGAGCGCATCATAGGCCGTTATAGAAAGCTCGTTTGTCTTTTCGTCTCTATGAACCTCTGAAACCTCAAAAGTTGGAAAGCTCTTATACTCTACTGTTCCATCTGCTAACTTTACTCCTAAACTAACTTTTAGGCTATTGACAGTTGAAATAGACAGTTCGCGCTCCTTATCAATAAGATGAAGATTGAGCCTTTGGCAGATACCAAAGCCAAAGAACTTTCCATCTTCTCCTACTCTCTGTATTTCAATGCTGATTATTTTATCTGTGTCCGTATAAGTAGTTGCCAAGGCAGAGCCGTTATATAGCTCCACCTTGGCTTTTACTTGTCTTACGGAAGCAAAATTAGCAGTTTTATAGTCTGCTGTTGAACTTATCATTTTTGCCTCCTTATAGTTCCGTAAAGGTTAGCTTCATCTTCTTGTAAGATACCTTTGCTGTTTGAATAGTATAATACTCCACATCATTAGATGGAATAATACAAGCCACGCCTGTTTCCAGCTTATTAGTTTCCGGATTACGAAAGCTAAGGCTTACACTAAAAGCCTTTATATCCGTCAGTAGGCGGGCCATTACCTCCGAAGAGATAGGAATTATTTCTACTTCAATGGTTCTTTTGGAATTTATATAGTCAATTACAGTATCATAGTTGGCGTTTGTCTGCGCGCTATAGCTTGCGGTTGTTTTTACCTTCAATCCGCTTGTATAACTACTATAATCATTCTCTCCTATCTTAAAGTAAGCCATAATCCACCACCTTTACACTAAATTCAGGCCCAAACTTCCACGCTGGCGCGTTAGGGCATTGATACTATCAATAGAGGCTTCCGCAAAAGTCTTTCCATCTACTTGAAGGATAATAGGCCCACTGGCTCCCATTTTAGAGGATAGCTTGTCTGCTATCTTATCAAGCCATTGGGTATTGTTCTCCAAAGGAACAATAGCTTCTGCGCCAGCTTCGCCTAATCCTCCCAAACGGCCCCCACCGCTAAAGAGAGTAGGCTTATCAAATACGCCGCCTTTAGCATACCAATCAATAGAGAACTTCGGCACACTTGGAGGCACCAAGCTAAACTTACCTGTAATATTTACATGAGGCATTTTTAGCTTCGGCAGGCTCCATTCAAACTTGAAGAAGCCTCTGATTTTATCAATAAATCCTTTCACCTTATCAACCGCTGTTCTAATAGGAGATAGGATTTTTTCTTTGACGGCTTCAAACTTTTCAGAAACCGCCGTTTTTATTGCTTCAACTTTATCGGAAATACCTTGCTTTAGGTTGGAGAACCATTCCTTTACGCTTTCAACTGCGCTCTTTATCTTATCTACCATGGCATTCCATACTTCTACCACTTTGGCCTTTATCTCGTCCCAATGCTTGATACACAGAACGATAATAGCAATAACGGCGGCAATAGCTGCCACGATTAGAATATAAGGAGCTAAAGCCACCATAGTAGCGGCGGCGCTGGCTAATTGAGCTGTTATCAAAGCCCCCAGTGTGGTAACTTCCGCTGCTTCCATAGCTATCTTTACCGCTTGAACCGCATTGTAGGCGGTAGTAGCTGTAGCCACTACACCAATAGCAATAGCTACCGCTGTGAGAATTCCTTTTATAGTTTCCCAGTTATCAATAACATAGGAAAATACAGTAGTAATAATGTCTTTGACAGTTCCAAGCGCGCTTACTACCTTATCAAAGGCTTCTTGGATTTTTGGATGTTCGGCCAATCCTTCATGAATACCTTCTACCAAGTTAGAAAAGAACTCTCCTATCTTGGGAACCACATTCTCTACTACTTGTCCTACAGAACTAATTAGGTTTGCCGTTAGTTCTTTCATGTTGGCGTTTTCATCCATCAGGCCAGTTACCCAATTTGTCCATGCTGCTTTCGCCATATTCACAGAGCCTTGGATAGTTGTTGAGGCTTCCTTTGCTGAAGTTCCAGTAATTCCCATTTCATTTTGGACTACATGAAGGGCTTCTACTATATCGGCATAGCTGGAAATATCATAATGAATTCCAGAAATGGCTTCCGCATCCGCTAACAGGCGCTCCATTTCCTCTTTCGTGCCACCATAACCCAGCTTCAAATTATCCAACATGGTATAATTCTGCTTCGCAAAGCCTTGGTAGGCATTTTGAATACTTTCCATAGAAGAACCCATCTTATTAGCATTATCGGCCATGTCAGTAATAGCCAAATCTGCTACTCTTGCTGCCTCTGCTGTATCTCCCCCTAAGCTCTGTAATAGGCTGGCGCTAAAGGAAGTAGCTAACTCCATATATTGGTTGGCGCTTATCTGCTGATTTTTATAAGCGTTATTAGCATAGTTCATAATGGTAGAACTGCTATCCTTGAATAGTGTCTCAATACCACCTACTAACTGTTCATAATCCCCATAGCTGTCTAACGCCTTCTTTCCCAAAGCAACTAAGGAGGCCCCTACGGCCACGGCTGCCGCCGCCATCGCTTTCGCTATTTTCTTTCCTACTTCCGCAAAGCGTTCCCCCATCTTCTTTATATTGGAAGAAGCGTCTTTGGCGTGCTTGGATACTTGTTCCTTGAAACTACCCATAGCCTTTTTCGCATCTTCTATGCTTTTCTTTAGTTGGGATATTTCCGCTCTTATAATTACCTTTAATTCTTCACTCATTTGCTCCTCCCTCTTTGAATTTTTTATTGAAGGCTTGCGCAAACTGCTTGAAACGCAAGGCGGATAACTCGTCTTGCTGTTTCTGTCTTTCTACCTCCATCTCTTTAGTATCAAAAATGCTTGGATATACAAGTTCGATTTTTGGATATTCGTTTTCTTTGTTGTATATTCGCGCTACACTATGCCCAATCAGTTCCGCTAAGGTGTAGTCAAAGTAGGCCCTTTCCTTTTCTTCGGCCAGCTTCGTCCGCTTCTTGGAAGCAAATACGCGCTCCAACTCCGCCACCGTCATATTCCAAAAGTCAAATTCACTAATACCCCAATCTAACGCATTATCTAACCACTGATAGATGGAGTTTGTAAAAAGAAAGGTGGAAGGGCTTTCCTCCCCTCCACCCTCTATTAGTTTTTTTCGGCTTCTTCTGCCTCTTTATCTGCCGGAATTAGGCCAGAAGCCTTATACACCTCAATAATGACTTTGATAAAGTCGGCGGTAGTATGCCCATCTGCTAACCAAGCATCATAAATATCATAGGCATCATTTAGAGTAATACCATGATTTAGGGGCTGTAGGCTTGCGTTTAGAACGGCCACCATAGTGGTAATAGTAGGGAAGCTATCCCCATCCCCAAAAATAGAAACAGGATTACAGCCAATTTGTTTTTCTAACGCTACTACATTTCTTGTATTGAGGCGTAGCTTATAGTCTTTATTTCCAGCAGTAAAATCTACATATAGCATAATAAAATCTCTCCTTTTATTTTTAGTAAGAGAGAGGGAGAGGAGAATAACCCTCTCCCTTACTCCCTATATAGGGTAAATCAAGCAATAGATAGTTCGCTATCAGGCTTGATATTTAGCGCATAAGTAAGAACGGCATTAGTGCCTACGCCATCTAACTTGACAGAAGGCGCGCCAGTAAAGGTATAGGCGGTAGTATCAGGAAGTTCTACCTTCCAGTTAACAGAACCGCTCAGGCCGTTCAAAGTAGTAAATTGTTCCTTCTCATATAGGAACTTGAAAGATAGGCTATCTCCGTAGTTGATTAGTCCATCTGTGTATTTGTGCGCGCTGTCTGCTAATGTGGTGATTTCAATAGCTTCCTTTTCTCCGCCTAAATCAGGAATTTCCTGTAGGTTTGTTAGTTCGGTAAATTGGGAAGCAGCACCATTCTTATAGGATAGTTTGATACCCTTAGAAAGAACACCCGCCATATATTTTCCTCCTTATAAGTCCTCGAAGGCTAATCCTTCGTAAGTCATAATTTTTTGTATCATACTTGAATTGTTATCAAACAGTTCATTACAGCCAACTCTTTTGAAACCCAGTGGGCGCAAGGCTGTATCAATCTTCAAAGCGTAGGTTTGTAAATCAGAAACCTTAGTGGCCCATACCTTTACTTGATACTGTAAATAGCTATATCCAATGGTATCGCCTTCTTCCTGTGCTGTATTGGATAATTCCATATAACTAATACAGGGCGTTTGTAGTCCGCTATGTAGCGCCATCTCATAATGAACAGGAATACCAAGTTTTAGTAATGAGGCCATTAGCTCTTTATGATAATCAACCATCTAAAAGCCCCTCCTTTATCAGTTCAACAATTTTCTCTCTACTCTCATTTAGAGCAGGGCGCATAAATGGCTGAGGGTGCTGGCCTTGGGTTGTATGCCAGTTTCCTTCCTCATCCTCATACCGCCACGGCTTAGAGCGCCCACTTTGTTCAGCAAATAGTCCTGTTCCATACTCCACATAAGGCGCATACTCTAACGGAGTAAAAACAGATCCTTTTACTTCGGTATTTTCACCCTTTACTTCACTTGTAATAGAACGGCGCAATGCTCCTGTATCTTTAGGGGCCTTCTGCTTTGCCTTTCGTTCGACTAAAGCACAGCCCTTTCCCATTCCGTTTTCTATGCCCTTCAAATCATAAATGCTTGTGAGTGTATAGAGAACTTTATCATATCCTTCAAATTCTATCCAAGCCATTAGGAAACCCTCGCCATAAATATCTGGTTCATTCTCCCCAAAGGATTCACATACTGAACTTTTAGTTTTTCGGTGCCATATAGAATAACCATCTTATCAGTAATAGACTTGTCATAGGTTAGTCCGATATACTGCGCTCCGCTGTATAATGCGTTATCTTGAACGCTTTGGGATAGAATATTGATTGCCATTTTGACGGTTCCTTCTGGCGAACTGGAAAGGCTCTCTTGTCCATAATTATCTTGAGTGCCATAGCTAAAATAAGAATAGGGCTTCATTTGTGCGTTTATCATCTTAAAGCCCCCTTATAGCGTTTTTAGTTTTCTCTTTCTATTCAGAACCGCTAAAATGTCGGCTGGGTAGCCATCTACATAGCTTTCAGAAACTCCGCTATAGCTCTGGCTCTCCAAGCCTTCCGTATTCATGCGGTTTAGTTTGATAACCGCAATTCGCTCTGCTATTAGTTCTAATGAGCCGTCAAGCGCCCTATTACAATAAGTCTCAACTTCATCTATTGCCAATTTCAAAGCAAGTCCAATTTGAGCTTCAGAATAGCTGTCAGCGGAAGGCCCTAATAGAACCTTTACTTCTTCTACCATAGAATTACCTCCATCTTTATTTATGGGAGGGGAGGTTGTCCCTCCCCCTTATTTCCGCTCAATCAAGCAGTAGCTTCGGTAATTTTACAAGCCTTAGTTGCGTCTGTTAGGGCGCAAACATAGCAATCACGAAGATAGATAGAGTTCTTGCGCTTATCAGCGTCTCTATCCTGTTCAACTTCAACATCCTTCTTCATAAATAGGGTAACGGCCTCGTTCGTCATTACATAAGCCTTGTTGGTTAGGGCTTTGGTAGCAACTACAGGAATACCGCAGATAGTTCCAACTTGGCCGTTATAAACTACCTCGCCTTGGCGCGCAGACTTATAATCCTCATCCTTACGGAGAGAAGCCTTCCAAGTATTGGGGATAACTACAAATACCTTAGCTTCATCCTCTAAGTTTAGTTCGCTAATAGCATCAACAATAACATCATAGTTTAGCTTTCCACCCTTGACGAAGGTAATCCCCTTTACAAGCTCCGCATTACCAGCGCTATTCTTAGTAGCAAGAGCAGAATAAAAATCAGTAGTCATCTTATTAGACATAACAGAGGTAGCGCCCTTGATGCCCATATCAACAATAACATTATCCTTCATAAAGTCCTCGTCCGTATAGTCAAAGGCTTGCTGAACCATCTTTACAGTATAGTCATTACCTACATAGGCAATAGAGCCACGAGAAGTATTACCAGCACCGGCAGCCACTTCCTCAGCGGTTCCAGTATAGGTATAAGTATTGATGGTTTTAGTCATACCGGCAGAAGCGGTTAGGCTATTGTCAATCGTCATCATAGAGCGCGCATTGATAGCAGTAGATAGAATATCCTTTGCCTTTGCCTCAATTACTTTGTTTGCATATACAGTATTAGCCATATAATATAGCCTCCTTATTAGCTAAATAGTTTTTGGAATAGTTCTGGCCGTTCTTGTGCCAGTTGATTTAGTTCTGCCATAGACATCTTGCGGGCCTTCTCTTTTGTGATTTCTGTAGTAGAAGCCCCATTTCCTTTAGGTGTATTACTGGAAAGGCGCTTTTCTACCTCTGCTTTTACTGCCGTCTTGAATAGTCTGTCTAAGGCATCAATATTAACCTGTGCTTTTTCAATATCATCAGTAATATTGATAATGTCGGCAAACTCGGCGCTCAATCCTCGGCTGGAAAGCACTGATTTTAGCTCGCTTCTATTCTTCTCTACTTGGAATTGGGAAAGCTGTTCCTGTAGCTCTTGAATTTTCATTTGAGCCTCTGCCTCTTTCCGTTGCTGTTCATCCAAAGAAGAAAGAGATAGCTTTTTCTCATATTCCTTCTTTTGCTTCGCCAAGGCTTGATTTACTCGCTTGTCTGCCTCGCTTTGAAGTAGTTTTAGAACTTCTTCTTGGGTATAGGTTTTTGTCTCTTGCTCCTGTGTATTGCCGGCGCTTCCAGTTTCAAGAGTTTCATTAGTAGTGGTGTTTAGTTCATCCATTTTATTTTCTCCTTTTATGGTTCTTGGCCAATTACCAAGCCCCAGTTTAGTGAATTGATTGTTCGTTTTACGACGGAACCCCCAAAGCGTCCATAAAAGAAAGAAGCGACTTGTTAGCCACTTCTTTCATAAATTCTTATGAAGTTTTATTCCAATCTTTCAAATAATTCGGGTGGGTAAAGATAATCTTCCCCACTATCATCAACAATACGATACCAGCCCTTTTCTACGGACAGGACTTCATAAATCTTACCATTAGTAAGAACAAGAAATTCGGTTTTTCCTATAAACTTTACTTTCATCATTCTAACCACCTTTTTATTTTGAACTTTATTCGCCCTATTCCGTCTGCTTGAAACCAATGGACTTCCGCTTTTCTATTCTCTCCATAAAAGTCTATGATACCAATTCCTTTCGCGTGTTGCCAATCCTCTGGTTCTCCGCCATGTTGTTCGGACAAGCCATTTTTTACTTCCTCAGCTAATGGAGTCGAGACTCCTTTTCCCGCAAATACTTTTACATTCTGAATAATTGTTCCTTCTACAAAAGTAAAAACTTCTCCAGTAGAGTAATCCACAATTTTATAATTGCGTGCCTTAGCCCCTATACTTCGCCCAATTCTAAATTCTTGCTCAGCATTTTCAATTATAGGTTTTTTTATCTTATTGTCAATGACAGGTAAGGCACAGCACCTACAGCGTGGATGAGCTGGAATAGGCAAGCTATCATTGATACCAAAGCGCTTACCATCCAGCTTTGCACAAATAGGGCAAGTTCTATTATCGGTATCTGCGTATATCTCTACTTCCTGTATTCCATACTCTTGATAGCGTTGGCGTGCTGCTTGTGTCTGAATGTGCGCCATCTCTGTTCTTACGATGGTATCGGCTCTATTATAGCTGACACCAAATTCATCTTGTAGGAACTTCTTTAGCTGGCTTGTAGTCTTGCCAGTAATCACACATTCCGTTAGTTTATCATTTAGGGCCTGCTGGAGCCTATCAGTATTATTCCAAACTCGTTGGCTCCAGCTCTTCCCATCAGCACACCAAATTTGATTGATAAGCTGGCGTGCGCCTTCCTTACTCATAGAAGAGAATGCCTCTTGGGAAGTTAGCGCCATTGCCTCATAGATACACCAGAATTCTTCTTCAAACTTCTTAGAAAGCTCCGCTATTTGGTTATCCCCAAGGCGCTGAAGCTCTCTCTTTAGTCTCCCTTGTAGCTTCCAATACTTATCAAGTTTATATAAGTCTGCTGGAGTTGGTATTTCTCCTTCTCCTATAGTAGATAATAACTTATCATAGGTAGCCGTAAAGCCATCTAAAACGCTTTTCATAGCCCTTATGTAGTAGGCCCTCAGTTGCTTTTGCGTTTCCTTGATGGATTTATTTGCTTGTTTTTCTTGGGCCTCTTTCATCCGCTTTTGCCAATAATCCAATTCTCATCCCCTCTCATTTATAAAGTAGCATCTTCAAAAGTTCTCTCCAAAAAGTTGAAACTTTTATTCGTTGCTAAAATTATAAATTTCCATATTGGTTTCCTTCTGTTCCTTCAGCGCTTCTAACTCCGCTTCTACATCACTTACTTGGGGAATCATAGAAAGCAAAGTCTTTTCGCTTACTACACCTTGCAGGGCCTTCACCATATTTACAGTATCGGTATTGTCAGAAGGAATATTTCTGGTAAAGGTAATTTGAATATCCCTATAAACTTCTTCCCCAAGTTTTAGGGAAGCTACTCCCGCAATGAGTTCAATACGGCGCTGGAGTGCTTTCTTCATATTGCTTTCAATGGTTGCGGCCTTCGTCTCGCATCCAGTAAGGCGGTATCGAATAGCAACGCCAGAAGAAACGCCTCCTACAAAGGTTTCGCTGGAGAAGTCAGGACATTTAGCAATTCTATAAATGCTGTCGTGAATACGCTTTAGAATATTCTCTACTTGGGTATCTGTAGCGTTCTTAGTAAGCCACTCTGCGCTGGCTCCTTCAGGGAGAACGATAACCCTATTCTCCTTCATGGTTGCTATATCCTCGCTATCAGCATCACAGCCGGTAATAGCTAAATAGGCATCACAAAAAGCATCATAATCATCTATTTCTCCGCTTAGTATCTCGTTATAGGCATCTTGGAGGGATAGGACGCAATCAAAAATACTGCGCTCGTCCCCATCTAAGGAAAAGATATTAGCAGGGCATTGGTTGAAATAGTGGGGTTCTTCTCCTAAGAAGGTTAGGAAGCCGTTTTCTCCGTTCATTTGATAGTGGCGAATATCAGTATCAGAATATACATCTAATTTGTATATGTCGCTTTCATCCCATTCATTTGCCTTATACCACCTTACAAAGTAAAGTAAATCAGAGGAAAGGCTATCGTCATAGATACCGAAGCACTGTAAGGGATTGATTAGCCGAAAGCGAACCTTTCCTTCTGTATCGGTATACATAAGTTCTGAGGCGGTTCCATAGATAAGAGCCATAGTAAGAAAATCGCTATCTTCGTCTTGGTAGTCATTGTAGCGCAAGCAATCCATTACTTCAGAAATATCATTTGGGCTTGTGTAGCTGATATAGCCAGGGCTGGCGATGTAGCCACTATAGCTTGATACAATATCAGAACAGTAGTTTGTAATTACTTTATTACACGGCTTAGAAGCATCACTATATGTCTTTTGTAGGATTTTTTGCTTGCCATCGTAATAGTCCTTATACTTGCGCCGTATAGGGCGCGCGCTCATAAGGAAACTATTCATTATCTTTTGAAGTAGTTTGTCCGTCAGTTCTACTTCTCTGCTCAAATAGAACATAAATACCCCCTCTCATAAGCCCAAGCTGGCCTTATTGAATGTTTTTAGTTTCTTGTTTGTGTATATATCGCTATAAGCGTACCTACAAGCGTCTATGGCGTGGCTCCATTCGTGAGTGGTGTCCTCTGTCCATTCACCTGTTTGCTTTGATTTCTTATAGCTAAAATTTTCTAATTCTGTTATGAAGTTCTGGCAAGAAGGATGAACCACTAACAAATTATCTTGAAGGAACATTAGTCCCGCTTTTACGCTGTCCTTTCCTTTAGCGCAAGCTACCGCATTTATACCTTCTCCTTTGAAGAATTGAATAGAGCGCGGTTCTGACGCATCTACATAGAGCTTTGTTTTTGTTAGGTTCATGCGCTGGATAGCGGTGGCCAGCTCTGATAGCTGACATCCACTCTTGTAGAACTCATTGAAGATATAGATAGTATGGTTATCTTTGTCATATAGGCTATCTATAATAGCGCTCTTATCAATCCATCCCAAGTCCATACCAGCCCTATGTTCAAGCCCTTGGGAGGCTAATTCCATTGGGTTGAATTCCTGTTTGCGCCAGTTTGTTAGAACTAAGCCCTCACTATCTACTCCCCATTGGCCATCGCAGAAGATACGGGCCTTTGAAGGGTTTCTTGTGTAAAGTTCTTCAAGCTCCTTTACATAGGCTTCATTGAGAAATGGATTATCTTTATAAGTAGAATGGATATAAAGGAAGGATTGAGGTGGCGCTACCTCACAGAAGTCAAAAAGCCAGTGTTTTTGAGAAATAGGGTTCCACGCCATCAATATCTGCTGATTTGGCGTGGAACCTCTTAGACGCAAATTCAGTTGTTCAACAATATTCTTCGGAACTTCAAAGGCTTCTTCTATAAAGATAGTTCCAATATTATTGAGAGAAAGTAGCTTCGTTTCTTCATCTAAGCCAGTAAATATGATTTCGCTTCCATTAGGGAACTTTATATTGAAGTCAGTTTCTCTTATTTTTACATAAGGCGTTAGCTTCCATTTAGAAAGAATATCCTTGAATAGAGAAAAGCAAGTGTTGCGGATAGTCGTTCCAGTGCGCCGACATACCAAAATTTTTATAGGTTCTCGGCAAGCCCTAATAATTAGTTTTTGCGTTATGAAGTAGGATTTGGCGCTACCAGCGCTTCCCATATAACACTCCCAGCGGTGGGAATAGTCAGTTAGTAAAGGAAAAAACTTAGGCACGAATTGAGATTTTGATATATTTAGTTCAATTCGCGCCATCTTCTCCTTCCCCTATATTTATCGTGATAGTAGAACTCAAATCTGCCTCTACTTTCTGCGTAGGATTGAAGCCCTCATTCTTTAGAACGAACTCAATCATTCTTGCGTTGCCGTCTTTACAAAGGTTTACGGCCCCTTGGCGCGCTGCGTCAACCGCTGCCATCCACCTTTCTTCATTTAGCCTTTTCAGTTCCTCTTGAAACTCGGTAAAATCCTTACCACATCGCCAATTCCAAATAGTTTTAGGCGTAACACCAACTTCTTCAGCGATTACCTTATAGGTTAGCCCCTTCCCGCAAGTTAGGAGTTCAAGAGCCTTTAGTTGCTTTGGGTTTAGTGCCATCTTCTTTACCTCCCATCAGTTTATAAATTGAATAGAGGAAGTCAGCATAATGGTAAGTAGCCTCGTTTATAATAACTTCCTCGCCGTAATTATTCCGTAAGTAGGCCATAGCCTCATTTAGTGTCATAGTAAATTACCTCACTTCATTATTTTCTCAATACCCTAAAAGAAGGAACTTCTTTTAGTTCTCTTAGAGGGACTAATATTCCCTTACTGTCTGCTCCGCATTTAGCGGCTGCGTATTCTCTTTTATTGACGGTGGCACGCAAATCATCAAAAGAAAACAAATAAATTTCTCTATCTGGCGCTGAATAATCACAATAGGCAATAATATCTGCTTCCGAGAAGTAATACCAGCCTTTGCCGCCCTTTGAATGGACATTTTCCAGTTCAATATAAAGGTTTCCTGTTTCATATAAGCGGGTATCTGTTTTTACTTCAATAGTGCGAGTTTCACCTGTTCTTGGGTTCGTGACTATAAAATCTATATCCTTGCCCCAATAGTTCTTATCATTTGTTTTATCATCTACCTTGTGGAAACGGCGCGCCCTATGATAAAAGATTTGTTCGCCAGTATTTCCTATATTGATAGCCATTAGAATTCCCTCCTATTTTTCTCTTCTATTTGTAAGTAGAAAAAATAGAAAGGAACTCTAAAAAGTTGAAACTTTTATTTGAAAATTTCTTGGGATTTACTTGGCGCGGTAGCTCTCTTTTTCCAATGGAACCATAGAGGGCGCGCCGTATTTACTTGTAGTATTTCTTATAAGCAAAGGGAGATTAGGGCATAGGGATTTCTTTTTCCTTTTAGGGCTTAGAAGCCAAGTATTCTTTTTGCTTCTTCATCAGTCGTGGCTCTATCCAGTGCTTCTAAATTTACTTCTTGAAGCAATAGTTCTATATCATTACTTAGTCTTTTTTCTCTTTCCTTGGGTAGATGTTCTGGAGTTGGAAAGGGAACAATTTTCATTTTCATATTTTCTTCCTCCTTTTTTTGTTGCTCCGTCTCATCGTTAGATGAGGCGGGAGAACTCACTTCGTCAGAAGTGGAGTTCTCTAAAACATTACCATTACCATTTACATTATCATTTACATTAAGGTTTTTCGGTTTTTCGGCTTCTTCCGTTCCCCAGCTCTTCCTTATCTTTCTAAGTGTATCTTCATCTATACCATAAAACTTAGCTACTGCCTTCCAAGTCTTTAGCTCTTCTTTTTTCTGTAGAACTTCTTCTTTATTGAGGTTTTTTGAAGGCCGTCCGCCCTTGCTTCCGTTCTCTACTGCTGCAATATATCTATCTTTTGCTCTTTGAATAGAAGTTATTGACTGTTCAAAGCCATAAAGCCAGACATCACTTTCTTCATCTGGAATCACGCCATATAAGCCATATTCCATAATTGCTTCAATAAAGTCTGTGGCTACGGCTGGCTTTCTTTTCTTCAAAATTTCAAACTGCTTATATACACTTTCATATAAGACAAAACTTTCAGTATTGTTCATCTTTTTATCCTCCCTGTCCCTTTTTATTTTATAAAAAAATAGAGGGGGCGGGCAGGACAGAACCCATTAGGGAAGGTAGCTACTCCTTCCTTCGCCCTCTATTTATAAACGAAAAAGAGCTGTGTGGCGTGAGGTAGTGCCACACAGCTCGTTGGCCTTTTAGCGTTGGTAGGCCACCAAACATATTCAGTTGTAAGAAAAATAGGAGGAGGGATAAGTTTATGGCTACAAAACTTTTTCTCCCTCTATTTATAAGTGGAGTTAGAATATATCTTCTCTAAAAAGTTGAATACTTTTTGAAATTTTAGCTTTTTCTTTCTTTTTCTATATAAATTATACCGCAATTTAGGAATTTTCTCAAATTTCGGATGAACCCCATCACACAAAACCTCCGCAACTTTTTGGGGCATAATCCGCCCAAAATCTTAGTTTTCTCAGTTTTCGCAACTTTTTTGGCAAGAAAGTGTTCAAAAACGCCAAAAATCAGTCGTCTAAATAATTTTCTGGCCGTTTTTATATTGACTTTTCATTCTAAAGTGCTATAATAAAACCATCGAAAGGGTGGCCACCTAAACCGATAATAAAATCTAAATTACATTTATGGAGGTAAATACCATGACTAATCTGAATAAAGACATCAACCGCTCTTTCGTGTTCAACTTCGCTGCTACTGCTTCTAAGGAAGATGTTGAATGGATTGTGGAGCGTACTCGCTACTGGGTTGCTCTGAAAGGTAATGTTCGCTACTTCTCCCCCTTCCGCAAGGAATTTATCGACAAGTTCTTCCCGCAGGAGAGAAAGGCCCCCAAGAAGAAGCCCACTCTTCTTGAAGAGCTGGAAGCCCTCACTAAGCAAACTGCGTAAGAAGGGGTGCTGACTATGAAACCCAAAGAGCTAAGAGCGAAAGTAGCTTGCTACTGCTACCTTACAGGCCATAAAAAAGAATATCTTGCTTATCTCTGCGGTATGAGCCTTTCCACCTTTTATAAGAGGCTGGAGGAACCTTCTACCTTCTCTTTGGGCGAACTTTCCAAGTTGTCGAAGGCTCTGGGGCTTACCGATGAGGAAAAGCTACTCTTGATAGCATAAAAAGAGAACGCCACTTTCTTAGGTTAGAGAGTGGCGTTCTTTCTTATTTGAATTTATCCATTTGTAGGGCAATAGAGGTGGCGTAGTCCTCTTTATCCTTCTTGAAGGTATGCTGATATACCCTTTGAAGCATATTCTCCGTAGAGTGGCCCATAATCTCTTTTGCGTATCTGTTAGGAATACCAGCCCTTACCATTTCAGAGGCGAAGTAGTGGCGCAAACTATGGAAAGTATATTTGAACCCATACAAAGCCCTCGCTCTGTCATAATGGTTTTCATAAGTCTTGGGGCTGCCTTTGAAGATATATTCCTCTGGTTCTCCAAACTCACCCAAAGCATCAGCTACCACTTGGGGCATTTGTAAGGTTCTTTCGCTCTCTGTCGTCTTTGGAGCCTTTTCAACAAACATATTGTATTCATCTTTTACTCTGGCTCTCCTTACTTGGAGAGTTTTTTCTTTTGTATCTACATCTTTCCATTTCAGCCCTACAATTTCACTCTTTCTCATTCCCATAGTAGCGGCGAACAAACAGTATAAATACATATCTGTGCCTTTTACTTCATTCAAGAAAGCCGAAAGTTCTTCTTCCGTAGGAATCTCAATTTCTGTCTTTCGCTTCTGCGGTAAATTTACACCTTCTCCAATATCATAGCCGTTTTCTTTTAGGAGCTTATTATAAAAAGCGTGGGCCGATAATACAGTTTTAGAGCTGCGCTCCTTTGCGTAAGTATTGATAGCTTTCTGATACATTTCCTTTGTGAGAATTCCAAGGCGAACATTTACAATATCTTGAAAGGCCGTTTTCCTAATCAAGCGATAACCTCTGATAGTAGAAGGAGAAAGAATAGCAGAGCGGTTTTCTATAAAGGCATCTGCCAGTTGTCCTAATGTTTTGTTCTCTGGACGCATACCATCTTTTTTATCCATCAAGAAGGTATTTGCCTTATATTCGGCTTCTTTCTTTGTGGGCGCTGTAAAAGATTTCTGTTTATATTTGCCTTCTTCATCCGTAAAAGAGGCAATACAGCGCCAAGTTCCGCTTGGTAATTTCTTTGCCTTCGCCATTTTCTACCACTCCTTTCTTGGTTCTATGGTAGCATTATCAAGTAGAGAAGTCAATATTTCGTGTCAGAATTTATGTCATAATTCGTTCTTTTTTCTGACACAGCTTTCTATTTTTGTATTAGATTTTCTCAAAAACAAGAAAAAGGTTTTGGTGGTGTAAATCCCACAAAGCCTTGTGGCACAACGGTTTGCGAGCAAAAGAAAAAGGACTTCAAGATTTTTCTTGAAGTCCTTTTTTGGAGCAGGGTACGGGAATCGAACCCGCCTCCTCGGCTTGGGAAGCCGATGTACTACCGATGTACTAACCCTGCAGCTCGGATACCTGCTCATTATAGCAGATATCCCCCGGCTTTGCAACCGGAAATTTTGTCGACGGCGGCATGAAAATTTCACCGCCGCATATGCTGGAAACAAAACGGAACGGAGGGCTGCATATGAGGCGGATGGCGGGCTTATGGGCGGTGCTTCTGCTGGTGCTGGCGCTGACGCCGGTACAGGCCGGAGCGGTAGAGCTGCCGATACGGGCGGAGGCGGCGCTGCTGATGGAGAAAGAGACGGGACAGGTGCTGTACGCCCAAAATGAGCACGAGGCGCTGGAGCCGGCCAGCGTCACCAAGGTGATGACGCTGCTTTTGACCATGGAGGCCATCGAAAAGGGCAGCCTCCACTACGACGATGTGGTGACGGTCAGCGCCTACGCCGCCTCTATGGGCGGCAGTCATGTCTACCTGTCGGAGGGTGAGCAGATCACCGTAGACGATCTTTTGAAGGCGGTGTGCGTGGCCAGCGGCAACGACGCCGCCGTGGCGCTGGCGGAGTGCGTGGCCGGGGTGACGGAGCTGTTTGTGGAGCAGATGAACACACGGGCCAAGGAGCTGGGCATGACGGACACCCACTTCGTCAACTGCACCGGCCTTCCGGCGGAGGGACACGTCACCAGTGCATGGGACATCGCCCTCATGAGCCGGGAGCTCATAGAAAAGCACCCGGACATCCGCCGCTACACCACCATCTGGATGGATACCCTGCGGGACGGCACCTTCCAGCTGGCCAACACCAACAAGCTGATCCGGTTCTACGACGGGGCCACGGGCCTGAAAACCGGCTCCACCGACAGCGCCAAATACTGCCTGTCCGCCACGGCGGAGCGGGAGGGCATGGAGCTCATCGCCGTGGTGCTGAAGTCCCCCACCGGCCAGCAGCGGTTCGAGGATGCCAAGGCCCTGCTGAACTACGGCTTCTCCACCTATGCCCTGCTGCACACGGTGCCGGAGGAACCCTTCCCCGCCATCCCGGTGGTGCTGGGGGAGACGGAGACGGTGCAGCCCTGTATCGACCCGCAGGAAGCGGTGGCGCTGGTGCAGAAAAGTCAGGCCGGGGGTCTGTCCCAGTCCGTCACACTGGCGGAACAGGTGGAGGCCCCGGTGTCCGCCGGACAGGAACTGGGGACTCTGACGCTGACGGATGCCGCCGGCGAGACGGTGCAGTCCATCCCCATCCGGGCGGCGCAGAGCGTGGAGCGCCTTACCTTCGGTACCATGCTGCGCCGGATGCTGTCGGCGGCATTTTTTGCCGGCTGA